ACTTTTATATATATGCCTCAAGATTTTCGTACGTGCGTTTGGGATAATCCGCAGTATCAAAAAATACAATATAATAAAAAAGTTGAATACGATGATGACTATTCAGAAGAGCGTTATTATATTTCTGAGTAATAAATTATTATTATATAATATAATAATGATTTACTCGTATTTTTCACATCCAAACAGCGTTTGCATGAGTTATTATACGCATTTTCGTTTTTCAATGAATTTATCAAGAAAATTATTTATAGCTTCAATACAAGCATTTGTTCACGCTATTTTTCCAAATATTTTTATCACATCATCAAGTGACTTAGTAAACGAATTACAATATGATTTTCATACTGTAGGGTGTGATAAACAAGATGAAAAAAAGAAATATCCTAATAATTTATATCCAACAGATATAGATAGATCTTTAAAAATTGAGTAATTAAATTAATATATTTTTATTATTTATATGAAAAAATTTACGATTTTATTTGTTATTTTATACATAGTGCACGTTTTTTTCGCAGATAACTTATTTGATTTTACTACTCTGTTTAACGGAGAATATAAATTTATATTAAACGATAGAATAAAAAATTTAGTAACCCTTAGTTATGTATCATTTTTAGCATTAGCGTTACTTTTTGAGAAAACTAACAATGAGCATTTTTTTATAGCATTTTTACTTAGTTGTACATCATTTATCGGATACATTGCTAATTTTTTTCACAATAAAAATTATAACTTACAAATAGTAAAGCATGGTACTTTGTTAATACCTTTTATATTTTTGGACTATACAAATATAACCAGTTTTTCATTTAAAACTACATTTATAACGTATGTAGCAATATTTTATCTAATATTTTTAAAAATGATAAGTCATACAATTTATAATATCAAAAACATATAAAATATACAAAACGCATTTATATTTTATATTAATCTTTAAATTAAATATCAATCGCAACTACATTTTTATCAGAACGTTGTTTTCTACGAGTCCTCTTTGGTAACACATTATTTTGATTTTCTTGAATAGAAGATGCGCTAATCATAGATTCGTTTTCATCATTACGTTTTGGTTCAACGTCACGTGTTTTTAATCCAGACAATAAATTATCCAAATCTACGTTTTGGGGACCCTTCATTTCAGGTCTCCCTTGTGATTTTGATCTTGGTTGTGGTTGTTGTGCGTGTATATCTCCAAATTGATTATTTACATCAACACCTTCTTCGCGAAACATACTACCTCTTCCCATTGATATATCAGGCCTATTTGGAGCATTTGTGTATTGCATAGAAGGTCTCTGTGGTGCAGGTTGTCCCTTTGTTTCAACTGGTGGTGGTGGAACACCAAATGATGTATTCACTTGTTCTTCGGGGTGTAAAACACTATTTACAAATTCAAAACCAGGGCTTTGATTATTCATTGTTTGTGCAGTGGCCGCAGAAAACATTTTCATTAGCTCAGGACTTTGTTTAATAACGTCATTAAATCCAGGAGTAGCAGTGGATAGAGCTTTGTTTGTAATATTTAATACAGCACCACTAAATCCAAGACGCAATAAAAGAGAAATTTCAGGAGACATTTTACCACCCTTATATTTATCGTGTAATTCAGCAAATATTTCTTCATAACTATCAATGTCTTCATTGATTTGTTCGCCCCAACCATCAAGATTAAGTCCAAATGGATCAAAAACAGCGTTAGCATATTCGAGTGAATTTACTATTGTAGTAAACCACCACCCTTGTAATTTAACACCATCTTTTTTGCGTTTATCATCCATAGCAGTTTCATATTCATCTTCGACTTCATCAAAGTCAGAATCCATATTAAAATTTGATGTATGTTTAATTAGGCCTTTTTCGTACCATTCTTCTAATTTTTTAATCATAGCACGTTTTTTTCTTCTTTTTTCGCGATCAGATAATTTAGATCCGGTAGATGCATTGATTGGAACTTCATTTGTTTTTGAAAATCCATCCCAAGTCTTTGTATTACCAACACTCTCTAATGTGGCTGCTCCAATATTAGATGCTGGTTTTATTTCTTCAACATTACCAATATCTATATTTATGTTGTCTTTTTTATCGTTACTATTCATTCCAAACATATTACCTAATCCACCGAATGTACTTGACGACTGATTTGCATCTGGAGTTACTCCAGAATCATCAATATTCTGAGTTAATGTATTTAATTCATTTTCTAAATTATTCAAATCTTCCATGTCGACCTTTGTTGATGACGTAGACGATATCTTTTTTTCATTCATTAAAAGTTCTACACCAGGTCCAAAATTAACAGACGAAGGCTCACTAGCGTTTAATGTATTTTGGTCAGTTTCTTGTAAATTAAAAGAAACCGGTTCAAGATTATCTAATCCAATATCGATGACTTCCATAGAAATTCACTTATGTTAAAGTAACACAATTAATTTTTAAGTTGTCCGCATAACTAATAATTTTTTCACGTTTTAAATACCAGATGCCTTGTAAAAAAGCATCGGCTAAATCGTCTTTTTTTTTTATATCTAATAATTTTTCAAAATTCCCTAAAGAAGGATTTTGTGTTAAAATTTCTTTACATATTTCAACACTATCCTTTTTGTGTTTTTTATAGCTGTTTTCTTCATTATTTGATGTTACAGTTAAATCTTTTAGTTTATTAATTGAAGAAATATATTCTATTTGTGGGCATTCTTCTTGCATTATAAAATACTGCGATAACATACCTTGGACAGTCTTCATTCTGGATGCTATTTTAGATATCTGATTTTCAATAGCAACATGTGTTATACCTTTTATACAGTCAATATTATCCAACCCCTTTTTCAAGAGTTTACCAACTGATATTAAATCAGTATCATTAGCGGTTTTTGTTTTTACTTTTTTTATTTTGACTAAAGATCTTTTATCACAGGCAGTGGCGAAAAGTATAAGTGCTTCCCTTTTTGTTTTTGGAATTTCACTAAATATTTCTAAAGGTTGTCCAAGATTAAACAATTCTTCCTTAGACAATTTATTCAATTTCGATGGTTTAAATTTTTCATCAAAGAAAAACCAATTGTTCTGCTTAATAGCCATTTTGGCGTGAGTTTCGCAAAAACATAATCCCTCCCTTTTATATTTTGCTTTTTTTCCACAAATTTTTGTTTGTTTTTTTGATTTCATTTCAAAAGAGCATAAATCTGGGGCTTTTGAATTTTCTAAAAGATTTAAAATATTCCAATCTTGGACAATTAATTCACTACCGTTGAAAAAAAAAATACAGTACGCCATGTTTTTGATTCCGACATCAAAACTGATTAAATACATATTAATAAAATAGAATTATTAATATTTATATAGATGGTAACCTAAAAAACTTTTTAACATAATATAAATTATTGACTTTCACCATATTTTGCACCGGGCATAGTGATTGTAAGAATAAAATCTTCAATAATATAGAATAAATATTTTAACTCCATTTATACTTTAATATGATATAACTTTCGTAGTTTATCCACTCGATTTGTTATAATACCTGACGTTAATAACATGAATCCTGTAATAGCAGAAGTATCGTGAAGCTCTTTTAAAGTGTTATAATCAAATTTATTCAATAAATGAATTGGTGAAGGTATATATTTAATAATTTTACGTCCAATATAGGAAAATATAGCTAGAGTCCCTAAAATAAGACAAAGATAAATAAATTCATATAATAAAGAAAAGTTCTTACTCTCCTGTTCATGAAAGAAATATTTATCAAATATCATATTCGCAATGATTGCATACATAAATTGAAGTATTGTAACATAAGCAATGCCTAAAGATTTTGTAATATAAAATAATATTTGACTAAAATCCATATATTATTTTATTAGAAAAATACTTATTTCGATAACTTTGAAAATAGTTGATCTTGTGTTAATGAAATTGGTTGAAATCGTGAACTCAATTCTTCGCGTGTAAGATATAAATTTTTTAAATCACTATTTTCATTTACAATTGTAGATTGATCTTTATATACTAGATAATTGGAAGGTGTATCATGATTTTCATTTTTATATCCTCGCTCATCAGGTGCAAATCTTTCGAAATAACCCACATCATTACAAGCTTCGTTAAAATTATCACGTGCTATTTGCTGTGAATTTTCAGTTAAATATTTACGATATTCCCAGTTTGATTGTACACCGCTATTTTGTAGAATAGTTTCGTTTAATACAGCCTCTGGTTGATGTGCGGCTATTAATGAACGACCATCATTCATTCGAGGTGGTAATTGAGGATTTACGTTATTAGTAGCATATCCAAATGTTGATTTTTCTAAAATTGTATCATTAGAATATGCCTTTTTAAATGGTTCTGCTCTTGGATAAGAAAACATTATATATTTTGAATACATAATGTTTTGTAGATAAAATTAAATTAAGCAGCACGTTCTTGAATTAAAGAAAGAATTTGCGCTTTCTTCATTTTAGATGCGTCTTCTACCCACCCTTGTTCGAGTATATATGCTTTTAAGTTTCCTAAATTCATCTTATTAAAATCTGGCTTTTTTTCTTCTTCTTCAGTTGGTTTTACTACATTTATTGATTCAACTTCAACCAATTCTACCTTATCTGTTACGATGTTCTCTACAAAATTTTCATCAACTGATATTTCTTCTACACTAATATCATCATTGTCCGAAACAATAATCTTTTCATCTTCATCATCACTATCATCATCTTCAGAAACATCTATTTCAGAAACATCTATTTCAGAGTCAGAATTGTCTTCATATGATTCCTGTTGCGGTTCATCATCATTTTGCTGTGAATATTGTTCTTCTGCTGAAAATGTATTTTGTAAATTATGTGGGTAAGGCGTTGAAGGACGATTCATCAACGAAACTGAAGTTTTAATGTTGTTAATCTCTTGGACAATATTATTAATAAGTTCAAACATATGATCTTGTTTTGTTTCATTAGCAACAATACGTTGTTTAAAGTGATAAACGAGTAATAAAATTAGTAAGAACGTTATTCCTAAAGTAAAAAAGAATGAAGTTTCCATAAAAGAGAAAAATCCCATTTATATTATTGAAATAAAAAATACTCTACGAGTTAAACGAACAATATGTAAAATATAATATATAAATAGTGTATAATGAATACTGAAAATAGTGAAAATACAGAAAAAAATGTTACAGTTGAAAAAAATAATACTGATGATAAAACAAGTTTATTATTTGGGTTATCAAAAAACAATATTATTATATTATTAGTAATTTTAGTTGTTTTAGCACTTTTAGGATTTAATCTATTCCTTGGAGTTGGAATGTTATTAGATAAATTATTCACAGTATTTAAGAATATATTTATAAAATTATTTTCTTTATTGGGATTTTATACCGGAGCTGTAATAAATACTAGTGCCGATATTGTTGGTGATACTGCTAAAGAAACCATCGATATAGCAGAAGGATCCATACAATCGTTAGGACATCTTTTACAAAATAGAAATAATATTGGAAATCAGTCAATTGAACAAGATAAATTTAATTTTAATTTATTTAATTTAAACCCAACACCTTATTCTGAATTGAGTGAGAGTGATAAAGAAAATTCAAAGATGGAGCAATTAGATGAATTAAATAATCAGTTATTAAGTAAAAAAAAAGAATTGGAAGTAAGTGATAATGCTTTAGATATTAGAAAGAAAGAACTACAAATATTAGAAGAAGGAAAACAATCTTTGGATGATAGCATCAACCGAAGTAATCAATCCGCATTAACACCATCTGATATGAAGTTTGAAGAAAATAGTAATATTAAATGGTGTCCTATTGGAGTAGATGGAAAAAAAGGAAAATGTATATCTTTAACGGATGAAGATAGATGTATGTATGGAAAAGTATTTGACGATAAAAATACTTGTGAATTAAGTGTTAAAAAAGATTTTACTAAGATTGATTATAATAATAGAAGTATAAATTGGGGAACACCAATGCCTCCTGCACCACCCGCTGCTTTAGGACCTCTTAAACAATCTCTTTTGTATAATTCTTTACCTGGAAATAACTTTGGTGTAAATTCTTGTTTACCTACTACACCGTGTGGAAACCCAATGAGCCAAAATGTTAATGGATATATGAAATCACCATACCAACAACCTCCTTTACAATATCCCCCAATGTTATTACCAAAAATACAGCCTATTATGAACAATCAAATGAACAATCAACCTGTTAATCAAATGAACAATCAAATGAACAATCAAATGAACAATCAACCTGTTAATCAAATGAACAATCAAATGAACAATCAACCTGTTAATCAAATGAACAATCAAATGAACAATCAACCCGATAATCAAATGAACAATCAAATGAACAATCAACCCGATAATCAAATGAACAATCAAATGAACAATCAAATGAACAATCAAATGAACAATCAACCCGATAATCAAATGAACAATCAAATGAACAATCAACCTGTTAATCAAATGAACAATCAACCTGTTAATCAAATGAACAATCAACCCGATAATCAAATGAACAATCAAATGAATAATGAAAAAAAAGATAATAATAGATCTAATATAACATATACACCAGCAATGGATAATAATATTAATAATCCGCGCACAATATTATCTCCTTCTTCTGAAGTGGTAAATAAACAACACAGACAAGGACACCCTCAAGGACACCCTCAAGGACACCCTCAAGGACACCCTCAAGGACACCCTCAAGGACATAGACAAGAACATAGACAAGGACATAGACAAGAACATAGACAAGGACATAGACAAGGACATAGACAAGGACATAGACAAGAACATAGACAAGAACATAGACAAGGACACCCTCAAGGAGACAGACAAGAACATAGACAAGAACATAGACAAGAACATAGACAAGAACATAGACAAGAACATAGACAAGAACATAGATAAGAACATAGACAAGAACATAGACAAGAACGCCGCCAAGAAAAACGTGAAGAACAAGGTCTTTAATTTTATAAAATAAACAATATTTAAAATATTGTTTATTTAGAGATTATGTCTTTATAGATACTATATGAATAAAAAGATAAATTCTCCCAAAAAAAAAGAATTATTAATTAAATCAAAAGTAATAAAAAAAAAAAAGAACATTAGTAAAACTGATATAAATAATGAACGCAATGAAAGAATAGCCAAGATCATGGAAAATGATATTGTCGCTAATGAGAAGATCGTAGATGAATATAATAATGTTCAATTTTCGTGGCAGGATGATTTTTTTAAAAAATTTGAATGGCTTTCGGATTCATTAGAAGAAGAACCCGTTGATGGGGATACTACATATAATGATCGTTATAATCTTTTTATGGATTGTTGTAAAGTATTAGAAGATGAAATGATACAAATACAAAATGAACCAGATTTAAGAAAAGAAGTAGAATATAATAAGCTATATATGTATTTTGTATCTTTAGATAACGATAAATTATTTTTATATACAGATTTCAAAATGGATTATGATAATGTCATGAAAACTTGTGAAAATAATTACGAATATGTTCAAAAATTTAAACCTAGAAAAGTTATATTTACGATTGAAATAAATGATTTATATGATGTAGATAAATATGTTAAAACATTCATGCATATGTTTGGTATTGAAGATACACGAGGAGGTTCATATACTGCATTAGAAATACCAGTATATTTAAAGGAATCGATTATATTTGAAAGAAATATAACCACAATTGATTATTATTTAAAAAAAAAATAAAATAAGAATATATAAAAATGAAAATTAAGATTTTAACGATGGTAAAAAATGAAGAAGATATTATAGAATATTGGATAAATTATCATGGTACACTATTTGGATATAGAAATTTGTTTATTATAGATAACTACAGTGATGATGGTACCTACGAAAAAATACTAAGATATAAAAAAATAGGTGTACATATAATTAGAGATTCGGATTATACAAAAAAAGGTGACTTGATGACTAAAATGATTAAAAGTAATAAAAGCTACGACATAGCTATACCATTAGATATAGACGAATTTATTTCCCATTATGATAAAACAAATAATACATTAAATCCTTCACATACAAAAATATATATTGATCAATGTTTAGATATTGAAAATAATAGTATATTTAAATGCAACTATATTCAATCTACAATTAGCACAAACGACTCCTTTGGATATAATAATGCATTGATAGAATCAAAATATGGAAAATATGAAGATTATAAAGATCTAGCGAAAACATTTTTTAAAGTCAAAGGATGGAGTGGTGTATTAGATCACGGAAATCATTATAATACAACCGAGTATTTATTAACTGATTTAGTATTAGTGCATTATCATTGTAGAAATTTACAACAGATGAAAAAAAAAGTATTAACAAATATATTAGGGTTAGGATATAAACAAGATTTATACTATTTAGAAAATTTGTTAAAAGAAAATAAAAATATTCAGGGATCTCATCACGTAAATCATATGATAAATATTTTAAAAAATAAATTCAGTATAGAAACAAATATACAAGCGGAAAATAAAGAAGATTATGTAAAGTTAAATAGTTTAACCAATTACTTTTTAAAATTATCTATACAATAATAATAATAACTTATTTTTTATTATTATTAAACAGGCGTAGTCGTGAGAGAAAAAGGTTTAAATGGTCTATTTTCATCAGTAATAAGTTCACCTTCATCATTAAATAGAGCTAATATACAATTTTCAGATGAATTGAAAAGCGTAGGATCAGAATTATCAAAATTTGTAATAAAGCTATAAGAAACATTAGTAAGGTTTTTACTACTAGTATTATCTATATCACCACCTTCATTATTACTTCTATATGCCTCAGTATTATTAATGTCGCCAACATATTCAGCATAACCAATATTCGTTTTCAACAAAATAGTGTATACATACTGAGTAATTGTTTGAAGTGTAATATCATTTAATACAATGTTACCTACATACTGTGAAAATCTGATTTTACCAGTGGCGCTTGATTGAAAGTCAAGAGATACCGAAAATGTTGATTTTACAATATCACTATCAATTTCCGGTTCAGAACGATATTCAATGGTATTCGATGATACCAGTGTATCACTATAAAAAATATCTAATAAGGAACTAAACACAGCTACTTGTGCGGTGGCAATATCTGTATTAGCATCAACTATTTGAGTAAAATCTGCTTCAAATTGTATACATATCGGTATAGAAAAATTAAATTTAAATTGATTGTTATCGGGATTAAGAATAATAATATCCATTATATTTACATATTCAAAGTTATTGTTAAAAGTGTTAAAAAAAGGAAATGTATCAAATATACGTTTAAAGTTATCATATTCGATGTTAGAAAATGTAAATTGTTTTGAAATATCTTTATATTTATATAACGGAACTTCTGTATTTTCACTTAATTCTATAATTTTTCCAGGTACATCTGATGATGATGTAGGTTTTGCTCTATTGGAGTCAGGACATTTTTTGGTTTTTGTTGTTTTTTTTGCTAAAAATGAATATTTTTGTTTTTTATTATTATTAATATTACTATTATTATCGTATTTTAATATTTCTACTTTTCTTCTCATATCGAAATCATTTTGCGTATAAGTGAGTTGATTATTAGTTCCATATACATATGGAGAAACAATATTGAATCTTGATGATGAATCACCTGCTTCGTGATAGAAGAAACGAGAACGTTGTTTCCGTTGATTTATACATGATAGTGTGAAATCAGACATTATATAAAATATTATATAATATATCTATTCTTTAATAATTAGCAGAATACCATAAATTTGATAAATAATATGGGAAACCTGTAGCATCATTTGATGAATTTTCATTTGCAGAACGTGTATTTCTTCCCCAGGAAACAATATTATTAATTTGGAATATACTTAGGGCTTTATCGTAATATTGTAAATCCGCCATATTACCATTAAATCCGCCATTTTTACATACGTTAACGTTTTGATAGTTTTGTTTTGGTACATCTTGTAGTACAGTTCTAGCCACAATACCACCATTAATATAAACATCTAAAGCTACATTCTCAATACGAATGATACAATTAAACCATTTTCTTAAAGGAATGTTTTTAACACGAAGAGTTTCACTTTGATTTGAAACAGAAACAGTATTCATAACTACAACTAAATCACCGGTTTCATTTTCGAGGTATAAACCTGGTCCATTATTAACAGTTGCTATACCATCGTCACCGTAATTAGCATTACCTTTATTAAATATGTTTGAATATTGAGGGGTCTTAGATATATCATTTAAATAAATCCATAAAGACCATGTAAATTCAATACCTTTGTTTTGATTATTTGATCGTAAGATAGGAATCGAGTTACTATGTTTTGGGTCCTGATAAATAGTTACTTCATTGGCTGCATTCATTGTTCCATTTATAAGTTTTGGATCTCCTTTTGGTTTCATAAAATAACCAATAATCTTAACGCCTAAATTTAATAAGATCATAAAAATAATCAATACAAATATTAAAAATGCGAATTTTGCTATAATTGTATTTGATTCTAAAAAGTTGCTAGTTGATCCTACTAAATCAGAATCACTAAATGAAGAAATAGAGTCTTTTACATAATTTGTAGCGCTATTAACATTATCAGAAACATTACTAGCAATTGATGATACACCTTCGCTTGTATTATCTACGACTTCAGCTACAGCATTCGGTATTTGACTATTTCCGCTTGATATAGGTTGTGCTTGTGCTTGAGGAAAACTCATTATAAATATATCTTTTATATATTTACAATATCTTTTTTAATTACTAAATAAGTATTATTAGAAGTCAATTGTATAAGAAGATTGTTGAACATTATCTTTATTAACAGCAAAGTTTAGACTATAGCTTCCAAAGAAACGTGAAAGAGCATTTGAATTACCATTCATATAATTGTCCCAAGCTTCCTGTGGTCCAATCGGATTACTCCAATTTTGCAATCCGGCTACATAACAATCCCAACCATTACCATAAATAATTGGCGCTATTTTTGCTTCTTCGGGTTGGTTTGGTGAGGTAGTAAGTTTTGTAGAATTAACGAGTTTACCATCAATATATGCATCAATAATAGTATTATCGGAACTGATATTAATGTATACCCATTTTTGAATACTGAAATTATCAGTGATTAATATATTTTGTTCATCTAATGATGATCCATCTTTTGATAGACAGGTGATAGTACAATATAATGACGGTTCATCAGCTGCTAAATAAAGACGAATATTATCTTTTCGTGAAAAAATAGTTTTTTCACGTGTAGAATCCCATGTATTTACATATACCCAAATACCATATGCATATCTTGTAGATTGGCCACTATTAATAGCTGTTACAGGAGTATTATTGCCTTCTTTTAAAGTCGCTGATTTGCTAATAACAGATGATTTACTAATAAAGAAAACGTATAAAACATAAATGAGTATAATTACGATTATAGCTAAAACTATTGTAGTCCATTCCATTTTTTTTATATTATAATATATTATTGTATAAAAAAGTTTTCGGATTAATCATCTTTTTTTCTAGGGATCGGTAAATTTGAAAGAATCATTGTATTATATGTAAGTGCTATTTGTTCAGGTGATAACGGGTGTTTATAATATCTTACATTACAAATACCACCGTCAATACCATTATCGTCACCGACAGATATTTGATCCAAATCATTGTATACCGGCATATTTTTATTCATCTTAAATGTTCTTTCTAAATGACCATTTATATAAATTTCAACTTTGTTCCGATTGTAATTCATTACAATTTGATTCCATTTTTGAGGTTCTATGGTAACATCATAAAAAGTATGTTCATCGGTAGCATATTGTTTTATAGGGGGGTATCTAGAAAAGTAAAAAACTAGTTTATTTCTCTCTATCAATTGATCGTCGCCACCACCACCACCATAATATCGCACCATTGGTTTTACGTGTTCAATTCCCTTATTGTCTTTAAAGCCATATGTTAAAATTTCTTTTTCGCTATTATAACCTTGATGTGTGTGTGGATGTATATTAATATAAGTCCAAAACGAAATGCTATAATTTGTTCTATAATTACCATTCTCATTATGTTGTTCTTTCGGGTTAATTTTTAAAGCATCACTATTTGTTAAAATTTTTACTTGATCCAATAAAACAATATCATCTCGTAAGAGAATAGATTCATCTTGCCCCGCCACTTTTTCAGTTATATCTGGTAAAAATGCATAGATCAATATTAATATGAATTCAACCACGATAAATAAATAAATTGAATAAGGAGTTAAGTTAACTTCTTCTAATAAATATTCCCAAACATCATATAAAACACAAGGAATATAAAAGATTAACTGAGCAAAAAATCCCCACCAACCTTGCAACTTAGACATATATTCTATTAACCAATTGTAAAATATAGCAAGACCTACCAATATTATCAATGTACCTATAGCATAATTCGATAGAGCATCAATACTTACAGAATTAGTAGAAGTAGCATATATGTAAATACCAAATATAATAAGTGATACCACACCCAATAATTTTAAAAATAATTTTGTAGCAGTAGTACTTTTATTTAAACTCATAATAATACCAAAAGTTAATAAAATAGGAATAACATAGATAAAAAAATATTTTTGTATATTGTATTCAGACGTTCCTGTATTTGAAAAAATAGAAAATAAAATAGTTATCGCAATTAAAAAAACACATGATGTAATTGTATATTTTATTAATATTCGTCTAGTTTCTGCACCATTCTCATCTGATTTAAATAAATTACTAATAAAATTATTAGTTGTATTACTTTTATTAATAAACATAATTTTATAATATATATAACGTTAATATTTTAACCAAAGGTTAGTTACTAAATAATAATATTTTCAATGATTGTATTATATACTTTTGTTAAAACTCGTTGTTTTTCAATATTATAATGACGTATTGATTCCATAGATTTTGAATATGTTTTCCATTCCATTTTACTTACTTCCGATTTTTCAAAAGTAGTTGATGTAAGAGTATTATTAAAATCAATATACATCAAAAAATACTTATGCTTATAAGATTTATAATTTGACCCTGTGAATATTTCTTCAAATGGAATTACATTTTGCAAGTTTTTCAGTATAGTTGTATTGTATCCAGTTTCTTCTCCATACTCTCGCATTGCACAATCATAGTCAGATTCACGATTATTTCTTCGTCCTTTTGGAAATCCCCATTCTGGCTCTTCCCAGCGATTTTTCTCGTCACTTTCTTTAATTAAATCATCTAGATAATATAATTCATTGTTAAAATAAACACCTTTTTTAAGAGCATTATATTTTTCTTGAGAGGTAAGCTCTTCATTTTTATATTGAATAGAAATTTCTGTTCCTCCCCATACATTGCTCCATAATTCATTAAATGTATTTGTTTTTAATCTCATCTTTTCATCTATAGTCATTTGATTTAGCATATTTAAAATATATTCTTTATTTTGTAAACTATATTTGCCTCTCATGAAATCTACGTGTCCTAATGTATCTTTTCTACGTATCATCAAAAATTCGGGTACATTATCATTATTAATACGAAATGAAATAATACCTATGCTTGTTATCGGTAATTTACATTGATGATATAGATGACCATTTTTTCCGCAATTATTACAATAAATTTCGTTATGCATTTACGCTAATATTATATTATTATATTCACAATTGTTTATATACTTTGTTTATTTTCCAATATTTATGGATGAATATTATGATGATTATAAAGAAAAAACCCATATACCAAAAGACTTTTCGATATTAGAAGAAGAAAAATTTGATCCAGAAGTATGGGGGCCACATTATTGGTTTTTTTTACACACTGTATCACATACATATCCTCTCTATCCAAATAGTGTAACAAAACGTAAATATTACGATCTGATTAGTAATATGGCGTTATTTATACCAGATGTAGATATTGCTAATAATTTTAATAAATTACTGGATAATTTTCCGGTGGCTCCATATTTAGCTAATCGAGATTCATTTATTCGTTGGGTTCATTTTATTCATAATCGTATTAATAAAAAATTAGACAAGGAAGAATTAACTCTATATGAAGCTTTAGATAATTATAGAGCATTGTATAAACCAAAACAAATAAAGTTATCTGAAAAGTGGAATATTAAAAAAGAATATATTATCGCAACAATTACAGTGATTTGTTTTATTTTCATATTATATTTTTATAATTATTAATTTTTTTATCTACATTATATAACTTAAATATGCGTTTAGAGTTATGGATGCTATTAATTACTGGAGCAGTTATTTTTCATATTTATACTGATGGTAAATATACAAAAAATTTAATGATGTATAAAAAATATTTTAAAATGGGTGGTGTTGTAATAGCCGCATTTATACTTTACGTTTTGTTAAAAAAGAACCCGGTTAATGCTGCGAATATTATAAAAACATCAAATGATTATATTAAATACTTACCAATTGATAAAAATACGACATCAATGATTTCTCCTATTTTAGATTTTACATCAAAACATCGTTACAATAATGATACAACTTTTCCTATTGTAAGAGTACCCAATGAAAACACACGTTCACAAGACATAATGATGAAATCAGGAAAAAAAAGTACAAAACGGTCTGTAAGTGAGACTAAGAAAAAATTTGTAGCATCTAGACAAAATTGGAAGTGTACTGGATGTACAGATCAATTAAATGCTTGGTTTGAAGTAGATCATGTAGTACGTTTAGAACATGGAGGAAGTAATCACGTTGATAATTTAGTAGCATTATGTCGAGAATGTCATGGAAAAAAAACTTGTATTGAAAACCTTTAGTTGTTCAAATTAAAAAATCGAAATATACGTTTATTGTATATACGTATATTTATTAATGGAAAAAAAAGAGCCAATTGTTATTAAAAAGAAAAAAACAACCGAAGAATATAAAAATACACAACAAGAATTGTTAGCAAATGAAAAAAACAAACCATTAGAGATCGAAAAAGACGATATAAAAGTGGATGAAGTTAAAACAATTATTGTCCGTGATAGTAAAGAAATTCCAAAAATTAGTGATATATTAGCAAATATTCCAAAAAATACAAATGAATTTATTAGAAAAAAAGAACAATTAGAATTCGTCGAAGAAAAGGTAGACGACAAAAATTATTCATTTTTATATCCTACCTTAAATGATCCGGATTTTTCAAAAAAAATTTCAGAACATCAAGAATTTTATGATACTCAATATGATGGTGAAATACATGATATTAAAGATTATGCACAAAAGATGTGTGATGAACCTTTTGAATTAATGCCTCATCAATTATTTGTTAAAAACTTTCTTTCTTTTCAAACCCCATACAATAGCCTTTTACTTTATCACGGTTTAGGTAGCGGTAAAACGTGTAGTTCTATTGGTATAGCAGAAGAAATGCGACAATATATGAAACAAGTAGGTATAAAACAACGTATCATCGTAGTTGCTGCACCAAATGTTCAAGCAAATTATAGATTACAGTTATTTGATGAAAGACGATTAAAAGAAGAAGACGGGATTTGGAATATAAAATCTTGTGTAGGTAATGTATTTTTACGTGAAATAAATCCTACAAGTATACAAGGATTATCAAAAGATCGTGTTATCTCACAAGTAAAAAATATTATTAACCAATATTATGTATTTATGGGATATGTAGAATTAGCAAATTATATTCGGAAAAAAACAGTCGTTCAAACAGGAGGATTTACTGATGAAGAAACAAAAAAAATGGAAATACAAAATATTCGAAAATTTTTCAATAATCGTCTTATTATTATAGACGAAGTGCATAATATACGTTTGGCGGATGATAATACTGATGATAAAACGGGTAAATTATTAATGAAATTAGCACGTTTTTCAAATAATATGCGTCTATTGCTTCTTTCAGCAACTCCATTATATAATTCTCATACAGAAATTATTTGGTTAACAAATTTAATGAATCTAAACGATAAACGTGGTTTAATTAATCAAAATGAAGTATTTAATCAAGAAGGCACGTTTAAAGTAGAAAAAAAAGACGAAGACGGAACTGTAATTGAAGAAGGTGGTTACGAATTATTATCTAGAAAAATAACAGGTTATGTATCTTATATAAGAGGAGAAAATCCTTATGTATTTCCTTACAGGATTTATCCAGATATATTCGCAGTCGATAAAACATTTTCTACAAAATCAGATTCACCTGTAGACACTATTGTTAATCTTGGACAAACTATAACAGGAAATGCACCAATAAAACAAATTGAATTACCGACAGTACAATTAAATGGGAAATCAATAGACACACCTTTAAAGTATTTACCGTTATACGTAAATGGTATTGGTGAATATCAAGAAAAAGCATATGATTTACTTATTTCACAAATGAGTAAAGATATGAATAGTGATTCAAAGTCAAAGATTGATTTTAATGAATTAGATAAATTTGGATTTCGACGTTTACAAAACCCACTTGGAGCATTAAATATCGTTTATCCAAGTGCACAATTAGATGAGTTTATAAAAAATCCTCAATTACAAAAAAATAAACTAGAAACAAACCCAACGGCAGTAGGTAAAAACGGTATGCGTGTTACTATGAATTATATTGATGATACAGCCAACAAAATTCCAAGAAAATATAATTTTTCATATAAACCAGAAATAGAAAAAACATATGGAAAAATTTTCAATGAAAAAGTAATAGAAAAATATAGTAGTAAAATATATTCTATTATTCAATCCATAAAAAAATCAAAAGGAATCGTTTTAATTTATTCTCAATATATTGATGGCGGCGTTGTTCCAATGGCTTTAGCTTTGGAAGAATTAGGATTTAAACGATATGGTACTTCAGAGCACACTACATCACTTTTTGAAAGTCCAAGAGAAGAGATTGATGCAATTAGTATGAAACAAAAAAGTGACGTAAAAGAGGGGTTTAAACCTGCACAATATGTAATGATTACAGGTGATAAGGCATTTTCACCTAATAATGCAGAAGATATAAAAATTGTTACAAATGAAAACAATAAAAACGGTGAAATGGTTAAAGTTGTATTAATATCACGAGCAGGTTCAGAAGGATTGGATTTCAAATGTATTCGTCAAGTACATATATTGGAACCATGGTACAATTTAAACAGAATTGAGCAAATTATCGGACGTGCAGTAAGACAAAAAAGCCATTGCTTATTGCCGTTTGAAGAAAGAAATGTAGAAATCTATATGCATGGTACTCAATTAAAAGACAGTAAACAAGAAGCAGTAGATGTTTATGTTTATAGATTAGCTAGAAATAAAGCAGAAAAAATAGGTAGGGTTACACGTCTTTTAAAAGAAAGTGCCGTAGATTGCCTTCTAAATATTGGTCAAAATAATTTTACATTAGATAAATTAGCATCAATATCTGCGAATAAAAACATTCAATTAAATTTATCAACAAATAAAATAATTAATTATAAAATTGGAGATAAACCATTTACAGATATTTGTGACTATATGGAAGATTGTAGTTTTAAGTGTAATAAAAGGTTTGATTCTTTAAAGGTTGACAAACCTAAACAAGAATTATATTCTGAAAATTATTTACAATCAAATAATCAGCATATCATGAAACGTATTCGTGAACTATACCGTGATGAAAGAAATGGTAAACATTTTTTTAATTTATCTGAGATTATCGAATCAATTAATATAACAAAGCAATATCCAATATCACAAATTTATTCTGCATTGACTATTTTCATTAATAATCAAAATGAGTATCTGATTGATAAATATGGAAGGCGTGGAAATTTAATAAATAAAGGTGATATTTATGCATTTCAACCAATTGAAATAAATGATGAGAATATTACAATATTTGAAAGAAAGGTACCAATCGATTTTAAACGTACCAAGGTAACAATGGAAATACCTAAAGAGTTTTCTCAAGAAGATGAAGCCAAAGAAGATGAAATTGATTATGAAACAATTTTACGACAAATACGTAAAAATGTAGAAACGGCGTCTAAAGAGCACAAAGTAACACAAGGTGATCAAAATTGGTATAAACACGCTAGTTTGGTATCAAACCATTTACAACTAATTCACGGAATTTCTTTTGAAAAATATATTGATTACATTATTTATCACAATATCGATATGTTAATGCCTAACGAAAAATTAAAATTAATATCATATATGTATTCACAAATAAGAAGTGAAAAACAGTTGTCTGAAATAGAAACGGTAGTAAAACAATATCTTGATAGTGAAATAATCACTTATCGCAATAAAAGTGGGTTTTTATTAGTTAATCAAAAAGATTGGGAATTATATATTCAATCCTCAGATGATCGGAGTAAATGGGAATTAGCACAACCAGAGGATGTTCGTAATTTTGAAATATCAAATACACTTGCAAAAAATTTCAAAAAAGAAATAGCATCTTATTCGGATATAATAGGGTTTATTGATATGTTTAGAAATAATAAAGAGATGGTTTTCAGAATTAAAGATTTATCACAAATGCAAAATAATACTGGTACAAGAATCAATGGTCAAACACCAGGTAAAGGAGATATTATAAAACGTTTGAATTATATTGTTTACGATGGTGAAGCAATGGAGGATCCTATGTATAGTCTAAAAAAATCTAAAGAAATTATGCAACAAGGCTTATGTGTAATTGTAGAACTATTATTGAGATATCGAACAGAAATTAACTATAAAAATAAAGTTTGGTATTTAAATCCAAATGAAGCAATGTATAATAAAATAGCCAAATTCAGAAGATAAAATATCATTAATCTTTATAATGAGTGATAATAAATCAGAAATAATAGGTGAGGGTACATATGGTTGTGTTCATAATCCTCCATTGTTATGTAAAGAGTCAAATGAAAAGGATTTAAAAAATGTATCAAAACTGATGGCTTCACGAGAAGCATCAAGTGAAATGAAAGAATATGTTTTAATCAATAATATAGATAAAAATAAAGATTTTTATCTTGGACAACCGAAACAATGTAAAGTGAGTTCAAAAAAATCTAATAAACGAGCTATTCGAGATTGCAGAATTTCAGGAGATGTCTTTGAACAATATGATAATTATTCTTTATTAATTATGAAAAATGGCGGGTTAAATTTGAGCCAATATGCTAAAAAAATGAGTAAAGAAAGTGTAAATAGTGTTAATAAAACAAAGGTAGAAGATTTTTGGTTGGAAACTCATAGATTAATGATGGGTTTAAAGCTTTTATCAGATAATGGAGTTGTCCATCATGATATGAAAGCCGGAAATATAGTTTATCTCGAAAGCGAAAATAGATTAAATTTTATTGATTTTGGTTTGATGACTAAAAAAATTAATTTGAAAAGAAATAACGAAAATAATGATAATTGGTTGGCTATTCCTCATTGGTCTTTCCCATTAGAATTGCAATATTTAAAAAAATTTGGTTTTGAAAAAATGTCTACACAATCACAAACCGATAAGTCTATGATAATAACGTCGATGATTCAAAATGTAAAAAATAAAAATACAACTTCAAAAAATGCATTAGCAGTACAAACGTTTTTTTCGTATGTAAATACAAAATCAGGACTGTTTCGTTTAAAACAGTTACCAGAATTTATAAAAGATTTTGAATTAACCTTAAACGATATCAACGATAAGCGTAAATATGAATTATTTATGAATCATAGTATTAATACTATTGATAGTTATGGTGTGGCTAGCGGTCTTATGGTTGTTTTATGTGAAGTTTATAAATTTATGGATATGGAATTTGTATATGAATTAGCCGATATATTATATAAAATATTTACTCCACATCAAAAAGTTAGATTGGATATAAATGCAGCTTTACCATTATATGAAGCCTGTTTGGAAAAGCATATATTAAAAGGTAAAAAACTTCAATTTAAAGATCATAAAGTTGTAAAAGAAACCAAGGTAGAAACTGTTTTTAATAAAGCAATTGATTCGATTAAATTAAAAGATATTATTATTACATCAAAAAAACGATTGTCCAAGATGGCTACATCACCACAGTGTCCTGAAGGAAAAGAATACAACCCATTTACTAGAAGATGTGTTAAAAAATGTAAATCTGGGTATCAACGTGATGAAAAATTTAAATGTGCAAGAAAAACATTAAAAAATAAAGATTGTCCCGATGGAAAGGTGTTAAATCCAAGAACAAATCGGTGTGTTAACAAAAAAAAGACTGCTAGAAAAAGATGTCCAGAAGGCAAAAGATTGAATCCAAGAACAAACCGTTGTGTTAAAATAAAGGATTAGATTTATTTATAAAATTGATTTTATAAATAGATACAAAATGATATAAAATATTCTCATTTATATATTAGTAAACAATGTCTACGGTCGTTATAAAAAAACCAAAAAAAAAATTTGTAGAAAAGGAATCTTCTCCTCGTGAACAAACTATTTATGGTGTCTATATGAAATCAATATTAGAACGCAAAGTATGTTTAGATATAACTGAAATCGGTAAAAATATTAAAAATAATCTAGAACTAAAACTTGAAAAAACGTTGAGCGGAAAATGCGTAAATGAAGGATATATAAAGCCTAAATCTATTAAGATTATTAATTATTCATGTGGTAATGTTAATTCAAGTTTAGTTGAATTTGTAGTTATATTTGATGCTATGGTATGTCTACCAGTAGAAGATATGAAAATTGAATGTGCATGTAAAACAATTACAAAAGCCGGTATACACGCGCAGGTAATTGATGATAATAATAATATGCCTATTACAATGTTTATAGCAAGAGATCATCATCATATGGATTCAAAGTTTAGTCAAATCAAAGTTGGTGATAAGATTGTTTCCAAGGTTATTGGTATTCGTTATGAATTAAATGATGATTTTATTTGTTCTATAGGTAGATTGGTATAATATTTTAATATATTGAATTTATATATTATATTAAAATGAGTGAGGAGACAACAGATCCAGCAAATTTTACACAAATAGGACCTAAAGGACCGGTTGGTCCACAGGGTCCACAGGGTGAACGTGGTGAGCGCGGTGAACGTGGTGTACGAGGTGTACAAGGTATTATTGGCGCGAGAGGACCAAAGGGTAATAGTGGAGAAATAATTTCCGTAAGCACAACTACAGGCGATCCTGATACACAAGCATCTGTAACAAATAATGGAAATACCACAGAAGCCGAATTTTCTTTTGTAATTCCACGCGGTTCACGAGGTTTTACAGGAACAATTGAAGCTAATTATTCTAATCAAAGTGGTGGTAATAGTTTTACACTTGAAGAAGAAACAGGTAACACGTTTATAGGTGGAACATTGGATGTTGATGGTACTTTAACATGTGGTAGTTTTAGTATAACAAATAGTGGTAGTGGTGGAGGTGGAGTAACTGTTTCTAACCCTGTTCTTGTAATAGGATCAGACAGCGCCCTTGATACAAACGATAGAGGAATAGCTTTTAGATATTTGGATGGAACAACAACAAAACAGGGTTTTTTTGGTAATGATAGATCCAACAATAATGAATTTACTTTTATTCCGGATGCTTCAAATAATAGTAGTATATATTCGGGAACTGTTGGTAATGCACGTTTTAATGACATGGTTTTAAATGGTGATTTAACGGTTGGTGGTAATGTAGATGCTAGTTCTGGGTTGGATGTAACTGGTGCACCATTAACCGTAACAAATCAAGCAATAACGCAATCCGGTTCAGGACAAGTAACATTTACGGGTAATGTAGATGCTAGTTCTGGGTTGGATGTAACTGGTGCTTCCTTAACAACAAATCAAGCAATAACGCAATCTGGTTCAGGACAAGTAACATTTACGGGTAATGTAGATGCTAGTTCTGGGTTGGATGTAACTGGTGCTTCCTTAACAACAAATCAAGCAATAACGCAATCCGGTTCAGGACAAGTAACATTTACGGGTAATGTAGATGCTAGTTCTGGGTTGGATGTAACTGGTGCTGCCTTAACAACAAATCAAGCAATAACGCAATCCGGTTCAGGACAAGTAACATTTACTGGTAATGTAGATGCTAGTTCTGGGTTGGATGTAACTGGTGCTGCCTTAACCGTAACAAATCAAGAAATAACACAAATAACTGGTGGACAAGTAACATTTGCTGGTAATGTAGATGCTAGTTCTGGATTGGATGTAACTGGTGCTGCTTTAACTGTAACAAATCAAGCAATAACACAATCTGGTTCAGGACAAGTAACATTTGCTGGTAATGTAGATGCTAGTTCTGGGTTGGATGTAACTGGTGCTGCTTTAACTGTAACAAATCAAGCAATAACGCAATCCGGTTCGGGACAAGTAACATTTGCTGGTAATGTAGATGCTAGTTCTGGGTTGGATGTAACTGGTGCTGCTTTAACTGTAACAAATCAAGCAATAACACAATCTGGTTCAGGACAAGTAACATTTACTGGTAATGTAGATGCTAGTTCTGGTCTAGATGTAACTGGTGCTGCTTTAACTGTAACAAATCAAGCAATAACGCAATCCGGTTCGGGACAAGTAACATTTGCTGGTAATGTAGATGCTAGTTCTGGGTTGGATGTAACTGGAATTTTAAAAACAGATGAGATAAATAATAATAGTAATTCAAATATGTTAATAAAAAACACCAATAATAATAAACATGTTAAGATAGGTCTTGGTAGTATCACTGATGATACAAATTTTATAGTAGAAGATAGTACAACAGACACAATATTTAAAGTAGAAGGAGACGGTAATGTAACCGTCAAAGGAGTATTAACTGTTAATGGAGGTATCTCAGGGTCATCTCTAACTAATACAACTGGAGGTACTGCAGAAAAAGTAGAGATAAATTTAGATAGTCATGATTCAAGTACATTAGACCATTATTTAACATTTGTTAATGGTGTACCGGGTGCTACAACTTCTACTACAAATGAAAAAATAAGAGTAGATGGTGATTTAAAATATAATCCTTATAGTAATATTCTTTATTCAAATCTTACAGGTAATATAGAAGCATCGCAAGGTAAAATTTCTACATTAACGGGATCAATGGATTGTGGTGGTAAAAGTATGACGAATGTTGATATTAACAGTGGAACAATAGATGGAACGACAATTGGTGCTGATAATGCTTCAACTGGTGCTTTTACTAAATTACAAGTTGATAATGTAAAGATTAATGGAAATACAATAGTATCAACGGATACAAATGGTGATATTGATATAACACCAAATGGAACAGGAAAAGTAAATATTAGCAAAGTAGATATAAATGAAGGTGCTATAGATGGTACAGCAATTGGTGCTAGTAGTGCTTCAACAGGTGCTTTTACAACATTATCAGCAAGTGGTTTATTATCAGCTAATAATGGATTAACAGTAGCAAGTGGAAAAACATTAACTTCTGATACAGTTGATATTAATGGAGGTGCTATAGATGGTACAGCAATTGGTGCTAGTAGTGCTTCAACAGGTGCTTTTACAACATTATCAACAAGTGGTTTATTATCAGCTAATAATGGATTAACAGTAGCAAGTGGAAAAACATTAACTTCTGATACAGTTGATATTAATGGAGGTGCTATTGATGGAACTGCAATTGGTGCTAGTAGTGCTTCAACAGGTGCTTTTACAACATTATCAACAAGTGGTTTATTATCAGCTAATAATGGATTAACAGTAGCAAGTGGAAAAACATTAACTTCTGATACAGTTGATATTA